CGACTACGCGCCGGTCGAGAAGAAACTCTCCGAGGCGGAGAGGGCGGAGTGCAACGCGGAGACGCTGCGCATCCGAGAGGCGAAGAAGAAACCGGAGGCCGCCGAACCCCACCGCTTCCGCGCCGCCAAGTTTACCCATCCGAACGGCCATCCGCGGTGCCTCGTCTGCGGCGACGAGGAGTCGATCGGCAAGGTCTGCAACATGCCTGACGAATGGTATCAGAAGCACGAGTGGGATGACGAGACGGCGTGGGCGGAGGAACGCCGCGTGCTCAAGGAGAAGAAGATCATCAAGAACGCCGGCCTCGGCGAGGCGATCTTCCGGTTCATCAAGGTCGACAAGAAGCAGCAGATCGTCGGCGGCGTCGTCTACGAGCCGAACGTCGAGGACACGCAGGGCGATTGGGCCGATGCCGCGGAGATCCAGCAGGCGATGTACCGGTTCATGCTCCGTTACTCCGAGGACACGCGCCGCATCAAGGTCCTCCACAAGGGCCAGGTGCGTCACTTCCCGATCGTCGAGTGCTTCCAGCCGGAGACCGACATCAAGCGTGGCAGCGAGACGATCAAGGCCGGCTCATGGTGGATGATGGTAAAAGTGACGGACCCGGACGTGTGGGCGGAGGTAGAGAGCGGTCAACTCACTGGATTCTCCATGGGCGGTCAAGCGAGCGGAAAAACAGGACCGTCGCCTTCGCCATAGGCCTGCCAAAACCCGCGGCGCAATTTGGCGGAGCGATTTATAAATTTACTTGACATCGAAAAATAACCGCGTAATTTAAATATCGTCGAGTGTGTTCACCCGCGCCCCATCGGCGAGTCCGGGCCGAAGCAAGCCTTGCGGCGCCGGAGCTGGGCCGGTCTGGGGGAGGCGGAGAATGCCCGCCCGATCCGGGGGGATTCAACCAACACCAACAGAAGGAGTTTTACTGCTATGCCCCGCAAACTATCCGACATCGAGGTGGAGGAGGTCAGCCTGGTTGACGCTGCCGCCAATCGAAAGAAGTTTGCAATCATTAAGAGGAGACACGACATGGACGAACTTATCAAACTACTGAAGGGGATGATGGACGACGCGAAGGACGAGGACCTGGAGAAGGCCAAAGAGATTCCGGAGGAGGCGTCCAAGGCACTCAAGAGTGCCCTGACCACCCTCAACAAGTACAAGGGCGACTTCCCGGGCGACGTCCTCGACGCCATCAAAATCCTCACCAAGTACGCCAGCTATGGTTACGGCTATCCCGAGAAGAAAGGCGAGGAGCTCTCCAAGGAGGCCATCGAGAAACTCGGCGCCCGGCTCAGCAAGGCCACGATCGAGCAACTCAAGATGGTCAAGGAGGTCTTCGGCACCCTCGACTTCAAAGGTTTGAAGAAGGCCATCGAGATCATCGACAAACTCATCGAGGGGGCCGACATCGAGAAGTCCGCCAAGTACAAGGGCCTCCCGGAGGATGTCCGCCAGCGGCTTCTCAAACAGGACGACGATGAGGCGGCCCGCCAGCGCAAAGCCGAGCAGGACTCTCTCGCCGAGATCGTCAAGACCGCTCTCGCGGATGGGATCAAGCCGATCGAAGCCCGGCTGGACAAAGTCGAGAAAATCAAGGGAATCAAGAAAAGCATCGATGGCCAGGACACCGACGCCGACGCCGACGCGGACAAGGACAAGGTAGCCGTGGACAAGTGGCCGTCGCTTTCCTCCCCGAAGGAGTAAGACATGAAAGACGTGAAATCGCTTCTGGAAAAATTCAAGATCAGGAAGGACTATAACCTGATCTCCCTGCCGACGATCCAGCTCAGCCCCGCGGAGGCCGACCAGTTCATCACCTACATCATCGACCAGTCGGCGATGAAGCAGTATGCGCGCATCGAGCGCATGGGCCCGCCTCAGAAACCCATCCGCGCCCTCGGGTTCGGCAGTGGCCACTTCCTCTACCCCGCCGACCACTTCGACGAGTCCAAGTACAAGAAGCAGTGGGTCGAAGAGAAGATCGTCCTGGCGACCCAGGAGGTGCGCGGGTGCATCCCGATCTTCGACAAGGACATCGAGGATCTCTCCGGCATCGTCACCGAGGCCGACTACAAGGACGCGCTTATGAAGATCATCACGGCCAAGATCGCCAACGAACTCGAGGACGCGTTCTGGATGGCCGACCTCCATGGCCTCAACGGCTTCCCGATCGACGACATCCGGAGCCTCTGGGATGGATGGCGCTACCGTATCGTCAACGGGCAGATCGCGACCGACCAGTACTGGAACAAGGTCAGCGGCGGCAGCCATGTGCTCGACGCCTGCGAGGGCGGAGAGAGCGGCAGCCCCTTCGAACTCCCCGGCAAGATCGCTGAACTCGCCCACGAATCCGGCGATTGTTGCCTCTGGGAGTTCAAGTACAACGTCATGCTCAAGACGATGCCCTCGATCTACAAGGCCAACAACGGTCTGGCCAACATGGCTTTCCTGAACAGCGACCTCGTCACCCAGGACTACCTCAACGCCCTGAGCGCGAGGGGGACGCCCCTTGGCGACGCTGTGTTCCTCGGGACGGCTCAGCCCCAGTTCGGCCGCGTCAAGGTCATCGACGTGCCGCTCATGCCGACCAACCTCGGCGATCCCAATGCGTTCCCGCCGACCGACGGTATCATCGGCGCCGGCATCTACACCGATGTGCTGCTCATCCCCAAGAACAACCTCATCATCGGAATCCAACGCGACATCCGGATCGAGAGCGAGCGGAAAGCGTCCGATGAGGCGACGTACATCTTCTACAGCATGAGGGCGTGCCCAGCGATCGAGAACATCAACGCGTGCGTGCTCCTGCGGTGCCTTGAGCATGCGTGCTAACGGAGGAGGAGAGAGACATGGATAACGAACATTTCCCTCACAGGATGGTTCTTCAGGAACTCTACTGGCGCGACCTGTACTTCTTCAACTACCATGTGAACCACGACAAGATGGCGTGGTTCTATGAGTCGTTCGAGCCAGCCGCCGTCCACCGCCACGAGGACCACTTCACCTTCTGGGACCCCGACCACTACAACGTCCAGACCACCGAGGAAAGCGGCACCGCGACCGAAGCCATCTCGCCGTACATCTGCTGCGGAGTGCTGGCGATCGAGAACGGCTTGGCCGACGACGACTCGGACGAGATCGTCACGCAATCGCCATGGTGTTGGGTCAAGTCGATTCCGCTGTTCTTCGAGATCAGGTGCAAACTGCTCGATGCGGACGATTGCGATGCCTGCGCCGGGTTCTCTGACAACCTCATTCTGGGCAAGACCCCGCCGACCGAAGGCTTCTATTTCTTCAAGCCGGATGGCTACACCGACGTACTGTTCATTGTCATCCAGGGCGGCGTCACCCAGACTATCGACACGGGCCTCAATGCCGAGGACTTCGGATGGGTCCGGCTCTGCGCCCACTATGATGGCGACCGGACGGTCCGTTGGTTTGTCGTCGACGACGTCACGGGCCTCATCCTCTATCGCGGCGACGTCTCGATCGCGTTCCCGGCTCATCTGCTCTTTTTCGAGTTCGGTATCAGGAACGGTTCCCCCAACGACCCCGAGATGATGTTCATCGACTACATCAAGATCGCGCAGAAGCTCTATACCGGGGGCGAACTCGAAGGGAACTATCGGTAACAATTAACAGAGGAGGGCCGCCCGCCGGCCCTCCTCCTTCCAAGGAGGCCCCATGAGCGGTGAAAGCGGAAGTGGCCTGCCCTGCGGCCACTACATCTGTGCCGACGACATCGAGAACTGGCCGAGCGGGACGGATGACGAGGAGAAGGCCGCCATCATCGAGAAGATGGAGGCGCTGATCGAGAAGGTCTGCAAGACGCACTTCTATCCGAAGGCCTTCGACATCGCGATCAACGGCAACGACAAGAATCGTCTCTTTCTCCCGCTCTCGGCGAACATCCTGAGCGTCACGGCCGTCTACCTCTATGGCATCCTCATGGACCCGTCGTGGTACACGTGGGATCATAACTCGATCTTCATCAACCCCGATGCCGCATCGGACGTCGAACTCTCCTACCGGCTCCACCAGGTCGAGGCGGCCGCTCTCTTTCCCCATGGCTACAACAACGTCCGCATCATCGGCCTTTACGGCGAGGCCGTCATCCCGTCATGGACCGCTCAGGTTGCCCAGATTCTTGTCGAGGATCACAATGACCCCCATCTTTACGCCCACGCGACGTTCCAGAGCGAGAGGATTGGCGACTATTCCAATTCGATGGGCAGCATGGGCATCGCCGAATACCCGACTGGCGTCATCGAGGCGGACAAGTGGCTGCGGCGGTTCCGCCGCGGCAAGTGCATCATCATGGCGCCGTGAGAGCGGAGAGGAGAGAGATGACAGAGGAACGATCGTACCTGACGGTACTCCAGGACGGGATGTGGTCGGGCCGGCCGGCCATCTGCATCGGCGGAGGGCCGAGCCTTCTTGACTTCGATTGGCGGCGGCTCGAAGGCTGGCTGACGATCGGGGTGAACCGCGTCTTCGAGCGCCATGACCCGACGATAATTTTCACCATGGACCGGACGTTCTATGTCCGGATCCAGCAGGGTCGCTATGGCGCGGCGGCCGTGGCGGCTTGGGCGCGAAGCCGGGCGATCAAAGTGCTGCTCAAGTCGGCTGACCGCAAAGACTTCGAGGGCGTCGTCTCAGTCCCGATGTTTCGGAGTTTTGCCTACAGCCATCGCGCCTTCCCATTCACCCTCGCCTCCGGCCTCGGCCATGGCAACAACTCCGGCTACGGCGCGCTCAACCTGGCCGTCTGCCTTGGGGCGAACCCGATCTATCTTCTCGGCTACGACATGAAGCACCAGCGCGTCGATTCCCCGCCCACCGTGTCCGGCGTGGTGTTGCCCCCGAAATTCAGATCCCACTGGCACGAGGGCCATCCCCGGGTTCAACGCGAGGCGACCGTCACCCGTTTCATCGATGAGTTCAACCGCGCTTCGCTCGAGATCGCCAAACATGGCATCGCCATCATCAACCTCAACCCAGATTCGGCGCTGAAATGCTTCCGGCCGGGGGATGTCGATGCGGTCCTTGGCCCGGCGCTGGCCGCGGAGGAGGCACGATGTCCATAACCGCCATCACCCCCACCGGTGATCGGCCCCTTGCATTCGCACTCTGTCAACGATGGATGGCGAACCAGGTGGTTGCCGCAGACCAATGGATTGTCGTCGATGACGGGCGGGTACCGTGTGCGTGGATCTTGAAGCCACGGAACCTCCTCGACTATGTGACACGGGCGCCACGGGTTGGCGACGAGCCGACGTTGAATGCCAATCTCCGGGAGGCAATCCAACGGGTCAAGGGCACCAGAGTCGTCATCATTGAGGACGACGAATATTATGCCCCCGATTATATCGCACAGATGAACATCCGGCTCAACAATTTCGAGGTGGTCGGCCTCTGTCGCACCCGATATTACCACATCCCCTCGGGCGGCTATTTCGTCCATTCCAACCTTCGCCACGCCTCGCTCGCCGAGACGGCATTCCGCCAGGATTTCCTCGCGACATTCGCGACATTTCTCACCGCCGACGTTCGGCCGTTTCTTGACACCCGGCTATGGGGAGCCATCATCCATGAACGTTCCCGTGCTCATCTTTTTACCGATTCCGAGATCCATCCCCTCTACCTTGGAATCAAGGGTCTTTCGGGCCGGGCTGGCATCGGCGTCGGCCACAGTGCTGATCGCTACCGGCAATTCGACACGACGCGCGGCGTGTTGAAACGATGGGTTCCGCGGGACTTCTCCATCTATCTCGACATCATCGAGGGTCGATTGACAGAGCAGAATTTCCAATCCGTTCTGGGAGCATGACATGGAATCCGATTTTCTTTCGAGGCATGACAAGATCGTACAATCCGTGAAGTCGAGCGGGCGATGTCTCGGCCAATGTTGGGCGGAGTGGCAGTATTACATCGAGTTCATCGCCGGATATTTCAGTCTCCGCGGCGTCGGCAATCCCGTGGTCGTCGAGATCGGGACGATGGATAACGCCCAAAGCCTGTTCTATGGCCTCCTCGGCGCCGACCACATCGGTATCGACATCAATCACAACCGCCGCGCCCCGGCCACGATCATCGCCGACTCCCGCGCCCCGGACACCCTCGATAAACTCAAGGTCCGGCTTGCCGGCCGGCCAATCGATCTTCTATTTCTGGATGGCAATCATACCTACGATTATGTCCGGTACGAGTTTGAGACCTATGGTCCTCTCGTCCTCCACATCATCGCCTTCCACGATCTCTTCTGCACCAACGCCGAAGGTGTCGAGGTTCACCGCTTTTGGCGGGAACTCTGCGAGGCGGGTTCCGGCCGGATGTTCATGACCTTCCACAAACACCGGCTCGAGGATAGGACGGGCGTCTGGGATGGCCATGAGATGGGCATCGGGCTCATCCTCAAGGGAGGGACGCCGTGAGGATCGCCGTCATCTCGGCCTGGCATAATGAGGCGGTCCTCGCGCCGTTTTTCCTCGGTCATTACTCTTGGGCCGATCGCATCCATCTCATCATCGGCGACGACACGACCGACGGGACGTTGGCGATCTGCGCGCGCTATCGGAACGTCTGGATCGATCAATTCACCTTTCCCAGCCGACTCCTCAATGACACCCTCAAGATCAAGAAATTCAATGCCCTCTCCCAGACCTATGCCCACGAGGACGAGTTTAATTGGATCATCGCGGTCGACGCCGACGAGTTTATCTTTGCCCCGCATGGCGAACCTCCCCGGGACTGTCTCGCGCGCCAGGCCGGCAACCTCCTCTACGCCGAGATGTGGCAAGTCTATCGCCACCTCTCCGAGTCTGATCTCGATCCCTCCCGGCCCGCGCTCGGCCAGCGGCAGCATGGCAATCCCCGGGTCCACCACATCAAGCCGATCATCGTGAGGGCAAAGGTCGCGATCGAGTGGGAGACGGGCCACCACGGCTACATCAAGAACAGCCGGGTCCTGCCATCGCCGAACGTATTTTGCGCTGCCCATTGGGCCATGGCCGACGCTGACCTCGCGATCGCGCGCTACATCGCCGGGCGACGTGATCGCATGAGCCAGGAGAACCTCCAGAAAAACCACGGCGTCCACACCTTCAACCTGACCGAGGAGTCGATCCGCGCCGAATGCGCGGCGCATCTCGAGGACCCGCTCCTCGAGCAGATCGCGGATGGAGGAGGACGATGAGCTTCAACTCGCTCCTCATCGACCACTGCGACGTCGTCCACCGCGAACACGACAAGTGGGGAAAGGTCTCAGTCACGTCCATTGACCTCGGTGTGGTATGCCGTTGGGAGTACAAGAATCGGTTGATGAGAAACTTCCGCGGCGAGGAAGTGATGAGTTATGCGCAGGTGTTCTTCAAACCGACAGCCAATGTCGGCCAGAACGACCAACTCCGCCACGATGGGCGGGAATGGAGTCCGGTGCGGATCGAGCGCCAAGAGGATAGCGTCGGTCTCCACCACTTGGAGGTCTACGTCTACTGATGCCAATGGGACCGGTGAGTGTAAACTCGGAATCGTTTGACCGGGAGTTTGTCCGGATCGTCAAGAAGGCGATCCCCGAGGACGCGGCCAATGCTCTCTTCCAGCAAGGCCTGCTCATCATCCGGTATGCGATCGAGGAGGAGCCTCGCTGTCCCCATAAGACCGGCTACCTCTGGAACAGTCAGTTCGTCGACCCGCCGGTCATCGAGGAGAGGCGCATCAGCGTCACCGCCGGATTCAAGGCGGAGTACGCCGCGGCGGTCCATGAGGCGCCGTCGAACATCAACTGGACGCTCCCGGGCAGCGGCCCGAAGTTCCTCGAGATAAAACTCGTCCGCCATCAGGACGAGCTCATCAAGTTCGTCGCGGACAAGATCAAGGAGAAGGCCAAGTGATAGACGAGATCGCGCAGTTCATCGAGGATCAGACCCACGGCTATTTCGAGGTGGGCCGGAACCTTTTTGTCGGCTTCCTCCCGCAGGAGACGGCCGGCGTCCCCGTTCCGACGCGGTGCGCGGTGGTCCTGGAGAACGTGCCGGCGCGGGTCGAGGGCCAACTCCCGGACCTGGCCGAGAAGTTCATCCAGATTTGGAATCGCGCGGCTGATTTCCATGAGGCCCGCGACGATGCCTATGTCATCTACGAGGTCCTCCACGGCGCGAGCGGCTGGCATCTGCCGGTAGTCACGATCGGCGAGCCGAACTACTTCGCCATGACCATCGACGCCCTCGGCACGCCGGCGCCGATCCGCGCGCCGAACGACAAGGGGGACTTCGAGTTCTCGACAAACTATGTCTTCAGAATCGAGGCGCCATGAGGCGCTATCTTATAGGAGGTTAATATGGGTGTAAGGCTTCCATTCAGTGACGCTGGCCCCTGCGAGATCGAGTGGGGCTTCGGGGAGAGCGATGCCATCGTGCTTCGCCCCTACCTTGGGACCGTCTCGCTCCGAGTGACGGATGCGATCAAAGACATCCAGGAGGAGGGCTACGGTGAGGCGCCCGTCGACGCGATCGTCCAGGGCACCACGGTCGAACTCGATGTGCCGCTGACGCGGTTGGACGTCGATCAACTCGAAGTAGTGCTCCAGGCGGCGCGCCCCTCGGGAAACATTCTGGTCCTCTCGAGCCGGGCCGGCTGCCCGATGTACGACGACGCCCGCGCGCTCGTGATCAGGCCGATCTGCGACAACGTCCCCGATCCGGACACGGGTCATTGGATCGAGATTTTCAAGACGTTCCCGTTCCGCAAGATCGATCTGCCGTTTGACCGCGGGACCCAGCGCGTCATCCTCATCGGGTTCAAGGTGTTCGTGAGCCAGGAGTCGGGCCACGAGGGCGAAATCCTCCAGATCGGTATCTAACGATGAGCCGACTTATCATCGACACATCGCTTTTCTCGCCGATCGAGATCGAGGTCAACGGCAGGGTCTACCCGGTCACGCGCATCACCCGTCCCGTCCAGGTCAAGATGGTGGAGTTGGACAGGGCTTGGGAGCGCGGCGACATCGATGTCCCCTTCCGCCGGTTGGTGCTGCTCCTCGGAGAGCATCCGGAGTTCGACGACCTTGACATCAGCGAGGTCAACAAAATCATTCAGGACATCATCCGCAAAGCCTACGGTCAACCGGGACTTGCCGCTGCGGAGGAACAAAAAAAAGTGGCTTCGCCTGGGGAGACCATATAGAGCGGATCGCCTCCGCTTTCCCCGGGCTCTTTGACTACGCCACGCTCCTGGGCATGGACATCCGGGAGGTGGTGTACTGGGAGGCCAAAGCCGCCCGGAAGATTCTGTTCGATCGGCTCTCCGCGGTCCAGGCGGCCCGATTTGCCATGGCCGATGATGAGAGCTACCGCATCGAGATGATGAGGATTGAGTGGAGTCTTAAACTCCTGGACAAGAGCATGGAGGGAGACGATGGCCGAGGGGTACAAAGCTGGCTCCATAATCGTTGAGTTGACCCTTGAGAAGGGCAAGTGGAATGCCTCGATCAGGGATGTCAAAACCGACACCGACAACTTAAAAAAGTCGGCCGGGTCGTGGTCTGACGGGGTCGGGAAGGTCGGCAAACAATTCACCGTCGCCGGCGCCGCCATCACCGGCTCGATTCTCGGCATCATAAAGAAGACCGCCGATGTCGGGGAGGAGCTCATCCATGTCTCCGAGAAAACCGGCATCGCCGTCGAGACCCTCTCCGCCTATCGCCTCCTGGCCCAACAGACTGGCACCTCTCTCGACAGCGTCGCCCGCGGCATGAAAGGGATGGCCGCGTCCATGGCCGAGGCCCAGAAGGGCGCCGGCGATGGCGCCGTGGCCTTCAAGGCGATGGGCATCTCGGCCACGGACTCCTCCGGAAAACTCCGGCCGATGAACGATGTCCTCCTCGAGACCGCCGACCTGTTCGTCAACATGGAGGACGGCGCCGAGAAGAACCGCCTGGCCGTGACTCTCTTCGGCAAGGCCGGCATGGAGATGATCCCCATGCTCAACGCGGGCCGGGAGGGGATGGAGCAGTCGATCAAGACGGCCGAACGTCTGGTCATTGTGTTCACGCGGGAGGCGGCCGAGGGGGCCCATGCGTTCAATGACCGTCTCGACGAATTGAAGGCGGCCGCGGGAGGCGTGGGTAAGTCGCTGGCGATGACCCTGATGCCGACGATGACCGACCTCATCAAGAAAGTCACCGACACCGTCGCCAACATCGGCAAATGGGTCCAGGCCCATCCCGCCCTCGCCAAGGGGATCATGGAGTGGGGGCTCAAGATCGGCGCCCTCTTGACGGTCCTCGGCCCGATGCTGGTCATCATCCCGAAGATCATCGCGCTCAAAAAAACATGGACGACGATCCTGGGGCCGCTCGGCCAGCAAATCGGCGGCCTGGGGACACCGGTCTCGACCCTCTCCGGCCTCCTGGGCAAGTTGCCCCTTGTGGCCGGGGCGGCGTTCGTGGGCTGGAAGATTGGCGAGGTCATCGGGGAAATCACCGGTCTCGACACTGCCGTCGAAAACGTCACGACGAAGATCATCGATCGCCTGGGCCTCTGGAAGGGATCGGCCGAGTTGGTGAGGTCGGGGGCGGACCGCACCGCCAAGACCCATGAGTTCCTCGCCCAAGCGACGGCCAAGGCCGGCCGCGAGATCACTGACATCAACACCGCCGCGAAGATACTCAGCGGCCACTACAGGTTCGTCGGGGACGAGCTCGTCAACGTCACGGCCAAAACAGATACAGCCTCCGGCGCCCACAAGAAATTCGCGCCGAACATCGCCGACGTCGCCGCGGCCATGGAGGCGGCCAAGGCGGCGGGCCAACGCTGGTCCGATTTCCTTGGCAGCATGAACATCGTCACCGGCGACAGTTCGAAGCGGATCGAGGAGCTCTACGGTTGGAAGGACCGCCTCAAGGATATGTTCGTCGCGGGCGCGGTCGACATGGCCCACTACCGGGACGCGACGAAGTCGGTCTCGGACGAGCTCTACAAGTACGGCACGGCGATCGAGACGCCCGTCCTCACGACCCACAAGTGGGCCGATGTCCTCGCCCAACTCCCGGGCACGTTCCAGGACGTCACCTACGGCGTCGAGACCGATGCGGACCGACTCAAGTTCTGGAGTTCGCAGCTCGACCACTCCACAAACACGTTGATGGCGCTAATCTTCCAGGTGAACCAATTCCAACTCGCACTTCTCGGGATCTACATCCCGACCCCCGACTTCGGCGTCTACAGTTCGGCCGTCATGACAGCCACATCGGACATGGGCGGCGCCTTCGATGGGCTGTTCAACGACGTCGCCCAGGGCTTCGGCGGCACGTTCCAGGACATCCTCAGCGGAGCGACGAGCCTCAAGGACTCGCTCGGGCAGATTTGGGGCAACATCAAGGACGCCTTCTTCACCATGGCCGGCGAGGTGGCCACAAAGTGGGCGACCGGCCTCCTCAAGAGTCTGGTCACGGACACCGGGTCCGCGATCAAGACCGCCGTCGACTCGGTGGCCTCCGGGGCCAAGACCCTCGTCTCGTCAATCGGCGGAGTCGCCCAGGCCGCTGGCGGCCTCGCCACGGGGATCGGCGCGGCCGTCGGGTCCTTCCTCGGCACCGCCCTCGCCGGACTCATCGGCGGCGGACCCTCCGGCCACCAGCAGCAACAGCAGATAAACGACACGAAGGACTCCCGGAATTATCTCGCGAACATCTCCAACTGGTTGTTCAGCGCGGGCACCGGGTTCGGCGGATCGGCCCGCGGATTCATCACCGATCCACTCCTCGAGAAATGCGGCAATGTGATGGACACGATCCGAACCACGGGCCAATATCTGGGAGGAAAGCTCGACGAAGTTAAGGGAGTTTTATCAAAGATCCCGAAGGCCCAGTATGGCCACGTCTCGACGGCGACCGAGATGATCGTCACCCACGGCACGCCGAGCGTGCCGGAAGTGACGGCGCCGCTCCCGGACCTCCAGCGCGCGTTGGCCCTGGCGCGGGCGGCCGATCTCTCGAGACAACAGAAGATGACCCAGCAGATCTTCAATATCAATAATGTGGTCAACCTCGACGGCACCATCATCACCGACCGCGAGTATACCCGCACGCGGCTCATGCCGGAGATCATCACGGCGCTCGAGAGTCATTTCAAAAAAAGTGAATTCCAACGCGGCTTAGGAGTCGCCTGATGCTCTTATACGCTATCGAAAACTATGTCAGCCGGGACACAAACATAATCACCTCGAGTTCCGAGGACGCGCTGTATGTGCTGGAGAATCTGTATAACATCCGGCCGTCCAAGCCGTTCCGCTTCACGGGGATCGGGTCGATCGGGACCCCGGAGTGGATCTGCGTCGAGTTCGATGCGCCAGCGAGGATCACCCTGGCCGCCGTGTTCAATCACAATCTGACCGACCTGGCCGCGGGCGGCGATGAGTTCAAACTGAAAGCGGATGACGATTGTTGCGATCCGATGGGAAGCGGGTGTGCGAATTGGCCCGCGCCCGATTACGAACACGACCTCGAGCCGCACTTGGTCGACGATTGGAACGACGTCTATCTCATGCTCAACGAGAGCCGCCTGTCCTGGCGGGTGGAGGTCATCGACTCGACCAATCCGGACACGTATGTGGAGATCGGCGAGTTCTTCCTGGGCGAGTACACGGCCCTGAGCACGGCCAGACTGAAACCGGGACGGGCCGAAAGCCCGCAACTCTACCGCGCCGCGAACGTCACGCCCTACGGCCAGCATTGGACCGAGGCCCTCTCCCACTCGATCACGCTCAACCTGGTCGTGACGAACCTCGGCGATCCCCGGGTGGTGGACGCCGTCCGGAAGATGATCCTCGATATCCACGAAAACAACGACAAGTTCGTCATCGTGCCGAACGACAAGACGCCGTTCGTCTACTATGTCCATCTGGAGAACGATGGCGGA